GCACTTTACTGTGTGCATCCGGCAACCCCACCTCGGATCCAGGATTAGGAAGGCGAGTCCACCCACGAAGGGAGATTGGGCCGCCTCGATATACCCTGTGACTGCTTGACCGAGGCTGAACCCGATGCAGCGGGGTCGCGACTGGGAAACGCGGCAGCAAATATACCAAGTGGCTCGTCGAATGCATGGGGTCGTTTGCACTAGATTAGTCCCACCAGAAATGGTGAGCCAGCGAACCTGGCGAAAAAGGCCCGCCGAGCCGAATCGGCAAAATGGAATGTGCCTGATAAGCCATCCACAGCCACCCCCACTGGCTGACTCCCTTATTGCCAACACTACACTTGGCAAGACGAAGAATTGGTGCTCACACGCCAGGAAAGTGACGCCCCTGTGTCCCCCAGGAGATGGAGACAATCTTTCACCCCTCTGCACTGGAGGGTGCCGGTCAGCGTATTCGTTCGAACATATGCTTTCCGATGAATCCATACCTGAAGAAATGGATCTCTTCTGCGCCGTGCCCCTCGGCGCCGCGCAGATGGCCCACTCGGCCCAAAATCGGCTACCCGCGGACTACGACCGGTACGATTCAACGTTGCCCAGGGAACATGCTTTCAAGTGCACTCTGGCTGTTTACGCAGCCTGCACCAAGAAATGCATCCCGTCAGCCAAGCTGAAGCGCGACGAAGACCACGACCGCGTCCACTGGTCAAGGAAAGCCCAGTCCAGCCATTCGAAGATGCACCTCGAGCCATCAGACGACCTGTTATATGGAGGATCTTCGATCGGCAACCGTCACACCAAGGCCAAGGCTCAATGGTCTCCAGTTGGTGGTGATGGCCGGCGTGTCTGTTGGTCGGACAACGTCCTCGTGGAGCGGTGCATGCAACGCATCGTCCGGGAGGACAAACGCAGGCGCATTGCGGTCAGGAAGCACGAAGGTGCCGACCGGAAGAACGCCTGGCAAGACTTCGAAACGACCAACAGGGGCAAGCACTCCAAGAACGGGAACCCAGGAAAGGGGAAATACAACATTGTCCGGCCTCGCGACAGATGTTTGGCCATGGTTGCGAAGGCCATCCACCCCAATCTCCCGTGCGGACCCAGTTGTTTGTTCCACGCCCACCAGATCTGCTTGTCATTGGCACCGCATGATCTGTGTTCGCCCGATTTCATGGTGTTCCCCAGCGGGGAAAAAGTACCTGTTTGTCAGTACAACCCCTTCAACGAAGCGACGTCCGATCTCATGGGCGCATTCGTGATCCCCCAGAAACGACCAGAGTCGGAGAGGGCGGCAGTTGCAGCCGAGCCCTTGAGTGACGAAGAGAGGAATGCCAAGATCACCGCCACCGCAAGCCTCCTTATGGAGAAGACGGGCGCGAAGACTTCGGCACTCGGCACCAGACGGCATCTGACGACGCCCGTACAGGAAGCTGCAATCCCCCAGCTGGAGAAGACAGCTACACTGGCGAGAGCGCCAGAAGTTGCCCAAGAGAGGCGGCCGCTGCCGGCAGCCGAGGTCATCGCAAACTTCCACTTGGAGGAAGCTGTGACCCTAGTTCGCCCGACGGCAGACACTGCGCCCTTCTCTGAAGCCAGAATCGTCCAACGCCAATCACACCCTGCACACATGGCAGGCATCCGGCTGCGAAGTTACCCACCAGCCGCGCCAACCCCGGCTCCCCCTGAACTCGGCGGCCTACGCCACCGCACTGTCCCGTGGCCGGCGAATGCCATTGAACTGCCCGACAAAGACGAACCGATCCCGATGGAGATATTCGACGTCCCGTCCCTCAACCTGCACCTCGATGAGCCGATCAATGACGTCCCAGCCACACCTGAATGGGATGAATCTTGGCCATCATGGGTGCCCTTGCCCGGACCGTTGCCATCTTACAAGGAATACCAGAAAAACAAAGCCAAGCTGCCTGTGCATCCGTCTCTCGCTCCCCGTCCCCAACCGATGGGCCCAAAGAAACGCGAGAGGCACTCGTTGCTGTCTGGCTTGTTCGTCAACCTCAAGTTCAAGTGCAGGTGCCCCCCAGAGAATCGCGAAGAGCCCGGGCCCCGCATATGCGCATGCGAGCTTCCGAGGACCGACCGTCTGAGACACACGACACCTAAGACCAAGTACGGCTGTGTCGTTGAGGACGGCGTCTTCAAACCTCGCCCAGTCGCAAAGTGGCGCCTGGAGGCCGGGAGATGGCAGCGAGTTGACTGGCTCTCTGTCGTCAAGCACTTCTTCTGGGACACACCGGGAGTAATCCCGAAGACAGCATTCGCAGAGAGCCTCACCAAGCTGGGTCACGTACGACTGAACCTGGTTGCCGAGGGGAGTGCCTTCGCGAAGCCTGTCAACGAAGCACATGAAGGCTGGTTCTTCACGCGGGAGTCGTGGAGCCACTGGTACCAACGTGGCCTCTTCAACCTGACGCCTCAATTCTGGCGCAAGGAGGTCACTTCCATAGAAACCAGGGCCCTCAAAGTGCCAACCATCGACGCGCGCCCCCCAGAGCTGCAGAACAGCATGCTCCAGATGGCGAAAGGGACAAGGGAGCAAGTCAAGGACAAGGAACTGCCCAGTGGAGAGGTGTTCGACGTCGAAGTCGGCACCGCGTACATAAGGCGCGAAGGTTTCGGGTCTCTGACGGAAAAGTACGAGGTGGTGACGCAGTGGGTAGCTACGCTGCAAGAACTAAACGCCTCGGCTGAGTACATCCGCAAGAACGGGCACCTGGTTCTCCGCACGAAGCCTGGCCTGAACATCCCTGTCGCATCGCGTCCCATGTACCTCAACGGAACTGTCGAATACGTGGCTCGGGCAACTGAGCTGGGTTTTACGGCAGTCCCCGCCCGGCGGCGGGGTCGGTGAGCACTCAGACTTTCGGTTATCGCTCGAGGGAGGTGCCGCTTCCGCGGCCCACCTTGAGCCCTGACGTGGTCGTGTCGCGCCCTCGGGTTCAAAAGGAGCTCCCGAGGCGCCGCATGTTCCACGCACTTGACCCCAAGCTGGTGGCCACCGGCAAGGCGCCGGTCCACGTCGACACCAACGACATAGACACTCAGGTTGACGGAATCGCCCAACGGATGGGCCGCATCGTCCCTGAGGGTAACAGAAACCGCATTCAGAAACTGGCGCATTATGTCGACAAATGGTGTCTCAAATATCTGAAGCCCCTAACTCAACAGCCGTCCTTCAACGATTGGATAGAAACCAACACCTCGTATACCCAAGCCAGGAAGGATGAGCTCATTAAGTGCTTTGAAGAGCTCAATGGGGGGCCCCCGAACCGGAAACAGCGGCGGAAGATCAATTCTTTCATTAAAGCGGAGTCGTACCCGCAATACAAACACGCCCGCTGGATCAACAGCAGATCTGACCACTTCAAAGCCTGGGCAGGCCCTTGGTTCAAAGCCATTGAGGAACAGGTCTACTCTTTGAAATGGTTCATCAAGCACACTCCTGTGCCTGAACGTCCGATGAAAGTGTCCTCTCTCATGAGGGACCTAGCTCGATACTTTGCGTCGGACCACACTGCGTTTGAGGCTCACATGACACCCCTCATTATGCAGACAATCGAATGTCGCGTCTATAGATTCATGCTCCAAAACTTCCCTGAAGTTGCTGAAATCATCGCGGCCACTATCGCTGGAGTAAACCACGGTCGTACGAGGCGTGGGGTCACCTTTAGGCTGAAGGGCAGAAGAATGAGCGGCGATATGTGCACCTCTCTTGGGAATGGCCTGACGAATTTGATTTTATGGGCATTCCTCTGTGAAGAGAATGGAGCGGAATGGGATGGGTTTGTAGAAGGAGACGACGGAATCTTTGCAGTGTATAAGGGAACTGCGCCGACCACAGAGGATTATAAGAGCCTCGGGTTTACCATAAAACTCGAAGAGGGCTCTGACCCAAGGACCATGTCCTTCTGTGGGATCATAGCCGCTGACGGGCAGAACATCAAGGATCCCATTGATTTCGCCGCGAACTTCGGATGGTCGTCTTCATGCGTGGGTGCCGGGGAGAAAGTCAGACACGAATTGCTCAGAGCGAAAGCATTGTCTGCGGTGTATGAACTCCCACACTGCCCCGTGATCCGCGCGATTGCAGACCTTGCTCTGGACATCACCCAGAACTCAGCCCCACGTTTTATCTCGGACGGCTACCACGAGATACCCAGGGACACCGCCAATGTCCCTGCGTTTTCGCCAACAGAGACCACTCGTATAATGTTCTCGAAATTATTTGGCATGAGCAGCGAGTGTCAGCAATACCTCGAAGAGACGATCAGGACTAGCCAATCCTTGGATTGCCTCAATGTGTTCTCCGCACATGCTGACATGGAGACCTTTGCATTTTCCAACGTGCTGACTGGGTAGCTCCCCCAGCCTCACGGAGGGATGCACAGCACTCTCCATCCCCCACAACCGCAAGTGGATCAGGGCTCAGG